TCACTAATAAGGGCATTAGAATTATGATAAAAGAAGAACTAAAAGAAATATAATTAACAGAGCAAGATGAACGCTGCAAAGAATTTGGATATTAAACTATGGAAGAAAAAAGAACATACAAAACAATTAAATGGATATTAAAAGATAATATCAAAAAGAATGTCAGGGCTTTGTGGACTTGGAAAGATGATAATTTTACTATGATCTATGAAAATTATGACGGGGAGGACCGTATTTACACAAGCAGCCAACTACTAAGACTTTTATCAGAATGATGTATCTAAACTTAATAGCCTTTTTAGTATTGTTTATAGCCTTTATGATTATATTTATAAGATATATAGAAGATAAGATATCAAGAAAATATAATAAAAAATCTAAACCAAAGAGTTCTTAAGGTTCAGTATCTCCGCACACTTCTCATACTCCTCAGTATAAATAAAGTAATCAATAAGAGAATCATATACATCATCCTCCATTATAACCAGCTTGTACTCAGGACTGAAGATTAAATATAAGTTATCATTGTTATCAACTAATTGATCTATTGTCTTCTTCCCTAAAAGCAATTCATAACTATTCCTCATACACAAGTCTTCGTTAAAGTTTTTCATATTATTTATATTTTAGTCTTTCATTTTCTTTCTTTATAAATTCAAGTTCTACGGTTAAAGCTGCAAGTTTCTGGCTTATATCCATTAGCTTATCACTACAATTATCTTTGTCTTTTTCTAATCTTTCTACTCTTGAAATAAGATCATCCCTATACATAGTCTGTTCTGATCTAATGCTTTTTTTATCTCCAGCCTTTTTCTTTATTATAAACTCATAAAATTTCCAAGCACCACCACCAAATAGTACGGCAATTAATGATGTTATTATTGTCATTAAATTTTGATCCATTATTTTTTCATTTTTCTATCTAACATTTCTCTTTGTAATTTTACCCATATCCAAACCCATATTAATAAATAAAAGAATGTAATTATTAATGCTCTTAATACAGATAAGTCAAATGTAGATTCAGGATTAGAAACTAAACTAACTACATATCTAACAGTAGCAAATAAAGTTAATATTAGATAAGCCGATACAAAATAACTACATCTCTTAATAGAATACATAGATAAAAAAACTCCTAAACTAACCACCAAGTAAGCACAATATAAATAATATGTATTAGGCTGACCTAAATCAAACCAATACTGATAGTCCGTCCAAAGAACTTGATTGTTTAATATATCAGATACACACCAAAATAAAAGTAAAGGCTGCACATCATAATACTTTAATATTTCAAATAGATATTTAAAATAATTTCTTATCATTATTTAAATATTCTATTATCGTTTTTCTTACCTGTTTTAAAAATAGAGTTATCATTTTTCTTAGAATCTTTAAAGATTGAGTTGTCTTGTACTTCCTTTTTCACTTTCTTTATAGCTTTCTTTCTTTTTTTACTACGTTTTCTTTCAGCTTCACTTTGTATTTGATACTCACTAAAGTTAAATAAACGCATAATTACTTTAGCTGGATCTTCACCCCCTTCAATAAGCTCTTCCATGTTTTTAAATATTTTTCTAACATTATTTATAGGAAGTCCAGAGATTTGAGATATCTCTGCTAACGCTTTATATAAAGCCTCTTGTTTTTTCTTAGGATCTTTAGTATCCCTATATCTTGCAAGCCTGTTAAAAATTTCCTCTCCTTGTGTTAAAGCAGGAAGGTTTTTAAATTGTAAAAATCTGGCTGGTTTACCTGATAATAAGTCTTTAATTTTAACTGCAAACTCTCCATAAAGAAATAAAGCATTTATATTTCCAAGTAAAGCTGCAGTGAATAAATCTGTTGTATCTTCATCATCCCAGTCAGCTAACAACCCTGGCATTCCATTAGCTACAAACTGAAAGAATACAGGCATAACTACATGATAAGTTAAGAAGATGCGAGCAGCATCTGTCTTTGTTCCTTTACCAGACTTTCCTCCTGAAGAGGCGAGCCTGTACATATTTCTTATACCATATACTTCTTTTCTTAAGTACTGCTTAGGAGTGGTTAAGAACATGTTAAGTGCTCTAAATATTGGCCCCTTAGTTTGGTAGTAGTCTCTATCTTGCAGGTCAGTAGACTGCTGAGATCTTTTAGTATCTCTTTCAAATTTAATAATAGCCTCATCAATTGCTTCCTGCTCTGTCTTACCAGATTCTAAAGCTTTATTCTTATAGTACACATAGTTAGGAACACCTCCTAAATAAATTGCACCTCTATCCCCCACCTTTGTAGTATACATTAATATATTAACAAGAGACTCTTTATTTGCTCCAGTCATAATTCTTTGACCTCCAATTTTAATATCAGGGAATACAGATTCCATAGCTTCATCTGAGTACATCTCAATAGCCTTAGTCATACTTTTAGCATCCCTATCTTGTAGGTAGGTAGAGTTAGCCGCTATCTCCTTCCATATAGCTTTTACATCTTGACCTTTACCAAATCTACTTAGTGCTGCGTTTTTCATCCAATTAACATATCCTATATCAGATGCGTAGGTAACAAATGATGTTAACTGCTTAAGAGTTACTACTGGATTAATACCTAAACGAGATAATATAAACATGTCTTGCATAACATCTACAGCATTATCCATTGTAGCTTGTTCTTTGAAAGTCCCTTTATTAGCTATCTTTTTAATAGCCTCAGTGATAGCTGTCATAGTAGTCTTACCATGTAAGTTTTCAATTTCAGACTTTATTAAATCATTAGTAAATAATTTATTAATATCATTAACAGGACGTGTATAAGCAGAGAAGTATTCCATGTCTCTCATGTAAGTATAAAGAACATTAGTACCATCCATAGCTCTGATTTTTTTACTGTTCTGCTCCCTCATTTTAGTAGAGTTAGCCGCTACTACATTATGGTATTGAGATTTACCTCCAGCAATAAGATCAACACCTGTAGCCTCTTGTCCTTCTCTATAAACCATACCTGCATAATTTACATTATATGGCATTTGAGTTCTATATGTATCTTGATATGCCTCGTTATAATGATTATAAAGTAGTGGAAATAAAACATCTACTTGCCAGTCCGCAAATTCTTTTAAGTCTTTATACTGCTCAGATTCTAACCTTGTAGTCATCTCGCTCATTACTTCAGTTAATCCCTTTGAGTCTGTAGAAAAAGTCTTTTCTAAACCAGGATGATTAGCTACGTCTTTATATTGATTATATAAGTAATACATTTGATTAGGAGATAATACCTCCTCTGTACCATCAGGTAATATAAAAGACTCAGTCTTTCTACCAAAAGCTGTTACAATAGATTTATATTTTTTACCAAATAATTCTTGAAACTTAGAGATTATTAATGCATCATTCATTAGCATTCTCCCTTTCATCTCACGATTAGCTGCATCAATTTTTTTAGTAATCTCTTCTTGAGTTATACCCTCAAATAATTCTGCTGGAAGTAAAGATATCTTATCCATTAATAAAAATAGATCAGAGTTCTTAGACATAACATTACCTAATGCTGTAACAATACCATTAGTTAACTTTCTAAATCTACTTTTTACTTGTTTCTTTTTAGCTTCAACTTCTCGTGTTCTTGTATCTTTTGTATCTTTAAGAACTTCAATAACATCAGTTATCTTATCATTAATTTCTGCTTCAGTTGGATTTTCTACACCCTCATCTTTTAACTCTCTAATAGCTTGGTCTTCAAGGCTTTCTTCTCTTCCTGTAATATCTTGGTATACTTGAGAAAATTGTCTCCTATACTCTAAATGTGCTTTTCGTAATTGTTCTTTAAGTATAGTTCTACCAGCTGTAATTATTTGTTTTAACTCTGTTTCAACACCAGCTAATACATTAACTTTAGTAATATCTTTATTACCCATTAACTTGTTAGCATTAACCATGTTTATTATAATATTAAGGTCTGCCATATCAGTGTAGTCTGCCTCTGTTTTAATAGGTTTTAAATTAAGAGTTTCATACTCAGTCTCTAATTTATTTAAATATTTTACTACATCGTCTACAACAGATTCTCTTATTTTACCTGTTTTTTCATCTTTAGTTTTATTAGCAGCATCTATCCTTTTCTTAATATAGGCTAATCTTTTACGTGTACCCTCATCTATCTTAACTCCTTTAAGAACATTACTAATTCTCTTAATAGTATTTTTAGGATCTAATAAATCTGTAATAGACTCATCTAACCTTACATTATTTTTAGTAGCAGCAAACTCCATTACCTCATTCATTATCTGCTGAATGTTATCATTGTTAGCTTGCTCAATTTTTCTCATTAACTTAATAGCTTCTGACTTACTATATATATCTGCAGGTAAAGTCTTACGCATAAAGTTTCTAAGCTCTCTTTGTATTTTTCTTAATTCTTTTTGACCTTTAGTCTTAGCTCGTAGTATTACTCTTGCATTACGAATAGCAGAGTTTAAGTTTGTACTTTGCTTACCACCTAAAGCTCTGGCAACATCCATCTCTAAAACCATCTGCTCAGTAGAGATTCCTGTCAGTACAGCATCAGCCATTTTTTTATACTCAGGCTGTGCTCTTAAAAAATCCATAGCCTGATCCATTATCTCTTGTTCAGATAGTTTAGTTTTAGCTTTAGAATTTTTAGTAATTAACTTATTGTAATGCTTAGAAACTTTATTAAATAATTTAATTCCTGCTTTCATACCTCCTACTATATTACCCATTGATGGTGGTATAATATTTAGTAAGTCTGCATTAACTTTCATTAAATCTCTAACCTCAGTCTTAGTAAACTTTCTAACTCGTGTTAAGTAATCAAGTATAGCAGGATCCGTAAAACTTAAAGCTCTTGCTTTATTAATTATCTGTAATGGTGTATCAAACTTATTAAAAGTCTTTTGTGCTTTCTCATCTACACTTTTTTGTGCTTTCTCTTTAGTAGGTCTATATACTTTACCATCTGGTTTTATTAATTTAAATCCAGTAAGCTCACCTATATCACCTCTTTTTATCTCTACTGTAAATCCTAATGAATTTGCCCAGTCTTCTAAAGCAGCTCTATTAACACCTGGCTTATTAAATATAACACCCTTACCATTCATCTCATACATCTTAGCCAGTTTATCTACTGAAGCTTTCTGTGCTTTTTCAGTAGCCTCATTACGCATAGAGTATTGTGGGCGAAACACACCTTCAGCATCAATACGACCACCTATAACTATTGCATCACCATCCTTGACTAATTTTTTCCATACTCCTTGTGAAGCATTGTTAGTATACTGAGATGAAACTAATGTCTTTCCTTTACCCTCCATTACTTTAGCTATCTCTCTATACATATCAGGAGCTAATCCTAATCCTCTATCAAATTTTTTGATATACACTTGGGATACACTTGGTGTAGCTGTTTGTAATTCAGATACAGAAAGTTCTCCTGCTCTTCTAATTCCCTTCATTAATGTAAATTCTCCCCGACCTGTTTCTTTTACAGAATAATCATCAGATAATTGAGCTTTTTCAGAAGCTGGGGTATATGGTTTAGGTTTGTTTGCTTCTGTAAAGTATTCAATCTTACCCCTTCCATATACTCTGAATCCAACAACAGTAGCCTCTTCAACAAAACGAACTGGTTTACCGTCCATTGTTTCAAATAAATTACCAGTCATAGGGTTAAACCTAATCTCTACACCATCAAAATTTGTATCAGCAAGAGGCACTTCTTGGTAAAGCCCATCAACTGAAGCTATAGGAGTTTTATAAGTATTTTTCTTTTGTATATTATATACACCACGTTGACTGGTGTTAAAGTAGGCATCTTTTAATGTTACAGCTGGGGAATAGTTTATTGCTTCACCATTAAAGAATCCTGATTTACCATCTACTTTTTTATAATTATCTCCAACCTGTCCTTCATGTACAGTTTGAATAGGAATTTTTTTACTTCTTAATACATTTAGATTCAACCTAATTCCAACCTTTTGACCTTCTTTCGGTTGTAATCCTTTAGCTATAACCTCTTTTGATTTTTTATCAGTACTTAAAGCTTTGTCTACTTCGGCTTGAGTAAAATCAAAACTTCTTTTCTGAGCTTTCTCTGGGTATAATATTTCCAAATCTTGCTCTGTAATTACTTGTGCTTTTTCAGATGTATTATTTACATTAGCAACTTTCGGTATAGCCCCCGCTTGACTTGCTACATTAGATTTGGCAAAATTAACTGCTCCTAAATCTGCTTTACGAGATACATTTGGGCCAGACTTATTATAAGCAGTATAAGTATCAGTAGCATTGTATGACTTATAAAATTTAGTTGGCTGGAAAATACCTTTTATCGGAGACAATATAGTAAATGCAAAAGATGGATGATAATCTATATCTCCTGGCTTTGGTTTTCTAATTTCCATCTGAGTATTATCAAACTCTATAATAGACATTAAGTCAAAACTCTCTATCCCTTGGTTTAAAGGATCAGCCATTCTCTGAGCAAATCCCTCTTTAGATTTAACACCTATTGCTTCTTGAAACTTATTATTAGCTACTAACTTTTCGTTTAACGCTTTTCTTAAGTTGGGAGAATAATTATTTTCTATATTTAATAATCTCACTACTTCTAATGGATTAGAAACAAATGAATTAAAGTTTTTAATATTCTTTCCTAACCTCTTTTTAAATGCATTAAATGCTTTTTTTCCAACTTTATTATTTAACACTTCATTAAAAGACTTAATCATCTCTTTTTTAGAAATCACTTTATTATCTAAAGCTGCGTTAGCTAAACCTTCAAATATAGATTGTTGAAACTGCCATGATCCCTCAGTAGTTCCAGAGTGAGGAGAAAATAGATTAGCCTTTCCTTGTTGGGCATTTCTAATAAAGGATTCAGCATTACTTCTTGTATTAAATGCAGCCACATTTGAAATATCTCCTAAATTTTTACCTTGTCTTTCCATCATAAACGGAACATAACTTTTACCCCCAAATAAATTTATTGTAATACCGTTTCCTAAATCTACAGGACCTGCTGTAGTAAAGTCATACATATTGGTAACAAAATTTTGACCGTCAAAATCGCCAAGGTCTTTATTTTTAATTAGCTTAGCAAAAGGCCTGGTATCTGACTCAGCTTTTGGTGCATCCCTGGAATCCTTTTGTGATTTTTCTGTTATTTTTATAGATCCAACTTCACCACCATCTCCTTGTTCTATCACTTCTATATCTCCTTCTGTAACTTCAACCCCCTCTCTTACTTTGCCTGATACTGTATTAAAGAAGTCAATCATATCAGCCTCTTCCTTAGTAAACTCTGTTATATTAGTAGGTAATCCAACTGCCTTAGCTACTTTCTGCAACCATCTCTTTACTATATTCTTAGTAGGTCCATCTAATTTAGTATAAGCTGCAGATAAATATCCAAATAACTCAGAAACTTTCTCTTCATTTTGTTCTTCAACAGCATATCCTTTAGCAAAGTCTTCTATAACTTCTTTTAGATTAGAGTCTTTAGGTAATCCTTTTATTACAGCCTGTAACATTTTACCTGTTACTGCACTATATTTTTTAGAGTCTATACCTAACTTCTTTAATAGTACAGCATGCATAACCTCATGAGCAACAGTTCGAGTATTAGCTTTAGTGGCATTAATATGAATGGTATTAGTAGCCAGACTAAAAGTACCTCTTGTTCCTGCGTTATCTTTATTTACTGATTTATTATAATTATTTTCATCAGCATGAATAACAATATCTAAATCAGGAATTAATTTAGCTATAGATTTACCTGCATTTTTAGCTTGTTTAAATAATGAGTTAGCAAGACCTTGTAATTTTCCTTTGATATCTGGATCAGCTGATTCACTAACATATACATTATTAGAAACACTAATTCCTGGGACTACTATATTATTTCCATCACTAACTATAATATCTATTGTTCCATCTTCTTCATTTTCTACTACAGCCCTACGGTTTGGTTTCTCAGGAGTACCTTCTTGCTCTTGATCAGACTGATTTTGATTACCTGTTTGTTCATTAACAATAGCAGTTAAATCATTTACTTCCTCTTGCGTTGTCTGGTCAAGATCTGTTTGACTGTCTTGACTTTCTGTGGTAGTATTCCCTTGGGTGTTTCCATCTCCCACTTCTGTGCTACTTTCGGTAGATTCTTGTACATCCACTTCCGTTGTGCTTGGCTCTTGAATGGCATCTCTTTTAGTTTTAATTTGTTCAGGAGTTGGGTTCTCAACACCCTCCTCTTTTAATTCATTTATAGCTTGAGTATTTAACTCAGTCTCTTGGGCTTCTTGTTGGTTTTGTGTATTACCAGATCGTACTATTCTTTCTACATCATTCTCTAAATCTAATAACTCTTGTTGCTGTCTTTTAGTTAATAGCTTATTATATTTATCTATATCATCTTGAAGTTCTTGTTGTCTTAAAAGATTACCGAGCAACTCTTTCTTTTGATTAATAGGCAGATTAGAAGGAATTTTATCCATCACACTATTTACTTGATCATAGATAGCAATTTCTGCGTCACCTTCTTTTTTTGTTTTATTTCCTGATAAAATACTTTGTTTAATTTTTTGAACAAATGCAGATCTAACAATAGGTTCATTACGAATCTCTTCATACATTTCAAACACTCCATTGCCTAAGCCAGTAAAATCACCAACACTTGCTGCCGCACTAATAGCTGATGGAGTACCTATAACAAATCCTCCCACTGCCTCTTGTGCCCCAGCTCTTATAACTTGTTTAAAACCATCAGCAAAAGACTCTGGAGTAGTAAACATATCCTTTTCTTTTATAGCATTGTATGCTTCTTTGAATCCAATATCAGCAATCTCTTGAGCTAACCCTGTTTCAAACTCTGCTAACCCTGAAGCTGTAACTAATAGAAGACCTTGAGTCATCATACTATTAACTTCTTTCTTTACAACTTGTCTAAAAGTTTGACCTGTAATATTTTTTCCGCTCTTTTGTAAAACTTTTAAAAGTATTTTACTTGCTAAACCTTTCTGAGCAATAGCATTTCTAAACCCTAAGTTTTCTAATACACCTACTACTATACCTAAAGGTAAAGTGAATGCTGCTTTTTCAACCTCCGATATATTATCAAAAGATCTATCATTTGCCATCTCTTCATTAACATGATCCTCAACTTGAGATATCATATTAATTATTCTAATAGGAGCAGGACCTAACATTGCTGGTATAGATTCAGTTACCCCAATAAGAGCTCCGCCCCAGAAACCTTTCTTAGCCTCTTTAGTAGCCTCAACTGTAGTTTGGTCCATACCTATAACATCTCTCAAACCTCCTCTTGTAGCTTCTAACATACCCATCTTATCATCTAAAGAAGGATCATTAGCATACTGAGAGAATGGATTTGCATATTGAACTTCACCAGGATTTACATCATATTTTACTTTTTTTCTTAACTCGTCTAATATTTTTGATTCTATATCTTCTAATAAAGTAGTGGTAGAAGAGGTTGTTGCTGTACCTACTCCCTGTAGCCCTGTTGATCTTGAGCCACTCTTAGTTGTTGTACCCTTTTGTCTACTAATAATTTCCTCTAACTTCTTATAAGCCTCTTCATCTTTAATGATTTCTTGTATTCTTTCATCTGTATATGTTTTCCCTAACGCACCTGCCTCCCTTCCTTTAGTTAGAACTCTTATTCTATAATCATCTTTACTCATTAAGCCACTACTCACTGGTCCTTGTACATAAGTCCCAAGATCAAATAATTTATTAGCATAATTAGAAGCTATCCTTGCAGTCCCATCTAACAAAGCATTATAGGAAAAACCTAAAAAACTATTTTGTTCTGACCTCATCCCATACCAACCTCCTATAATATCATCTAATTCTTTACCCTTACGAGCTAAGTTACTTTTAGATTTTGAAATACTTTGAGATGATAAAGCTATTTTTTCTGCTAATAGTTTTGGAGTGGTAGCCACTTTATTTCCTTCTGGACCTTCTATATAAACTACCTCATCAGGATCCATATCAGACATATTCTGAGAATTATAAAAGTTTTTAGCCTTTATATGTAGTGTAATCTCATCACGAACTAAATCAGTTTCAGAAGAAAAACTCTGAACCTGTTGTTCTGCTTCTTTTTTATTTTGAATCTTTGCTTCTTTCTGAACATAACCTTTTTCTAACTGGTATAGTTGAGCACTCTCATCTTTATTTTCTCTTAGAAATTGAGTTAACTTATCAGCCCCTTTACTTTCAAATCCTAATAAATTTCCAGTAGCAGGATCTAAGTCTATAGTAATTTCTTTACCATTAGACGCCTTAACTTTCATGGCGTCACGTATTCCTGTTTCATCAAATTTAAAACCGTAATCATTAAAATGATAAGACATTAAAGGAACAACACTATCTTCCTCTTTATCAATAAGATCATCATTAATTTGTTCTAAAGACTGCTCAAAGAAATCTATTTCAGTATTGTTATCAGAAAAATTAAATTGATCATCCTCTGAAGACAAAACTTCTGGTTGCATAAGGCTTTCAGGATTTACCTGATTCCCTCCTCCTATATCAATTGTATCTCCATCTATAGTTGTAGTAAGAGATTCTTCTTCCTCTACTACAACAGGCTGTTCTACTCCAGCTTCTAACGTACTATCAACTTCCTCATTACTTGGTTGAAGAGAAGGCTCCGATGATCCAGGCTCTTCCACCACTTCTGTATCTGATACCATAACTTCCTCTTCCCCAGTGCCAGTACCAACGAGATTTTTTTTTTCACCGATACCCATTAAGGTAGTGAAGTCAAGAATGGTTTTAGTATATCCTCCCTTAGAAACAAATGTTTTATAAGCAAGATTAACAGCCTCTTCATTAGTCTGCATCAACTCTTTAAACTCCTCTAAACTTTTACCATAACCTTCTCCTTGAAATAATTGGTATGCTACTTCTATTGCTTCTTCGTTCATCGTAATTATTATTTATTAAAATCCTGATGCTACTCCTCCATCTTTTCTTTTCTGTATTACATCTTGGATAATGCTTTGCATTTCACCAACTATATCACCAGTGTCCATAGCAAATACATCATCATTTACTTTGTACTCCTTATTATTTATTGTAAAATACATTTTATTCCCATCCATTCTTACACTACCATTAAATTCTTTTGGAAAGAACGATTCTTTAGTAAGAAGTTTTGTAAATACATCTACAACCTCAATATTAGTATCATTCAATGAATTTAAAGAGCCTCCTAAAGAAGTTTTATTTACCCAGTCTTTAGCAGTTATCTCAACCCCATCATCATTTTGGAATGTAGCATTCATATCATACTTAATCGCTTTTTGAGGTCCCGTTATGTCTTGAGCATCTCTTGTAGTCTTTCTATCTTTAAGTAAGTCAGTACCTCCAGCAGTTAGCCACGCATCAAATTCATCTTCCTGAAGACCTGCTGATTTCCACATAGCCATCATCGACTCTGTAGGAGTCATATCTTCAGTATTTACAGAAAATGGATCTGCATCTGGATACTGAACAGTAAATCCTGTATCAGTTTTTTTGATACCACTTATATTACCATTACTTGCATCTACTATGTATTGTATTCCTGCTTTAGATTTTTCTTTATCTCCTGAAACCGCATACATTAAATTCTTACCTTTAGATAATAACTTAGCATCTCTCTCTGTCTTAGATATTTCGGCTGCTGATCTTTGTGGTTCCTTATCTTTCTCATTCATCCCTTTGGTATCCACTCCTATCGTAATATTAAGAGTAGATCTTATTAAACCTTCAGCATACTCGGTAGCTACAGCTTCTTGCTCTTTAGTAACATCTGGTACATAAGTACCGCTTTTCATCCTCATTGCTATATAAGGGTTTAAGCTTTGATCCTTACCAGAATTTTCTTTAGCCCAAGCATCATGTAATTCTCCACCATAATCTCCTTCATATACTGTATCAGTATTAGGAATCTTAACATTTTGTGTTAACATAACCGCTAAGTCTTGAGCAACTGCAGTCATTGTTTCAGCGTGTGTTCTTAATACTGTTGCAGCTTTTTCTGATCCAAAAAATTCAGACTCTGCTTTACTCCTTGCATCAGAGCGTATTGTAGCATTTATCCCATTCTCTGTAAGTATTTCATTAACTATAACACCAATTGCATCTCCCGCACTCTTTGCTGCAGCTACAGAATCGTAGTTATCAATCTTTTGATTTAAAAGGTTTGTTAGTTCGTTAGCACTCATAGATTCCCCTGGAATAATATTTCCCTCTTCATCTGTTCTAACATAAGACATATTACCATCATCATCACTAAGATAAGACATATTTTCTAAATTACCAAACCCCGCTAAAGATTGAGCTAATTGCTGTTCTAACTTAGAACTTAGAGGCGGTACGGCATTCATTCTTTCTGTATATTCTACAAACTTTCCATTCCAATTTTCTGCATTTTTTTTAAATAGAGTCCAACCAGCACTTTGATTAGATTTAAATTGCATCAATTCATTAGGCTTAATAATTCCCCGTCTCATAAGATCTGCCTTTCTGGTAAGCTCCTCAGCACTTTGTTGAGATGATTTTAAAGCAAGTTGCCGTAGGTTTTGAGAATCATATTCACCAATATCATTAAGAGCTACCTTCTGCTCTTCAATGTTTTTTTCTAAAAGATCTTTTCTCCCCTGTCTTTCATCACGAATTCCTTCAAATTTTTTTGTAATTTTAGTAGCTTGTGCACCCCAATCTACCTGTGTTGTGGGGTCTCGCCTTTCGTAAACATTAAAGTCTATATTTTTTTTACTTGGTATTGCCATTTATATTTTTTTTGAAATTAAAATCTTAGTTTCCCCCTAAAAAATCATATTTTTTTGTTCCTTCATTCCATTCTCCAAGATTTGGTAGAGTTTTATCATTCCTTGTCTTCCTTAATTCATCATATCTTGATGTACCCCCTCCAAAGAATGAACCGTTAGATTCACCATATTTTTCAGATAGAATTTCTTTCCATTTTTTATCAGTCATATCTGGTGGTTTTTGATCAGCAAATTGTTTAGCTAATTTTCCACCCCTTCTATTAGCTCCAGAAGAATTATACAATGGAACTATTGAAGCAGCTGATTGTAAACCACTTGTAACAGAATTAATTCCAGAGTTTATACTTTGTGCTCTAAATGCATCCGAATCTGCTCTTCTTTGGTTTTGCTCCCTGGCATTAGCCACATCCATCTCTATAAGTTGTTGGTTTATAGAATCTTTAGATTGAGCCTTCATCATATTTAAGTCTGAAATTTCCTCACCCATTTCGATACGTGTTCCTTCTGCCGCATTTGTAGCTTGAGCACCTATTGCTCCAACCCCTGCCGCTAAACCTCTTGCATCACCTTCTTGAAGAGCTTCTACAGATTGAGTTTGAGTTTGTAAGTTATTTTCAAACTCTGCTTCATAGGCATCTAAGGGAATTGCTAATCCTGAGTAAGAATCTTTCTCTGCTTTTCGTTTAGCGTCTGCCATTGCCTCTGCTGCTGCTTCATTTGCTTGAGTAGATGCTTCTTTTGCATCGGCTGCTGCTGAAAAAGATTGCACTGCTGAAACTCCCGAACCTACTATTCCTATTACTGCTGCTGTTACTGCTGCCATATTATATTTTTTTAATCATTTCATGGGTGTAGGTACTCCCTTCAATAAAACCTACTTTTTTATATACATTAATTAAAGGTTTATTTTTTATTAATGCATATATATATTTTTTTCCTAATCCTTCAGCCTTATCACTTATAGTTTGAACTAATAATTCTAAGCCATCCTTCCTGTTTTGTCTATCTAAATAAAATCTATTAGATATAATCCAGTCACACCATACTGCTTTTGAATTAGTTACATACATAAAGCCTGCACATACTGGAATATCACCATCATAAACCATAAAACCACCCATCCCATCTTCAGGTAAAAAGTCTTTAGAAGGAGGTGTCCATTTCCAATCTCTCCACCAACCACACAGAATATCTTCATAGTCTGTTTTTTTTAGTGGTTGTATATTTAATTTCATTTATGCAAAGATAGTAAAATTCTACGGAAAACTTTTCATTACACTACTACCGACTGAAAATAATTCAACAGTATCAGTATTGGTATTTTCAAGTGTAAAATGTAAGTAATATCCTCTTGCACCATGAGACTCTGCAACTGAATTTTTTAGTCCTAAACAAAAGTTTCCAACAAGTGGAACAACACCTGCAGAATTTATAGTAATAGATGGTAGAGTAACTACCCCTGTAGCAATATTTGTTGTCTTTTTTCTAACAATATTATCAATAGGACCTATCAAAGTAGGAGCTCCAGCTGGAGGATATGGATTTAAAGGAGTAGGAACTACTATGGAAGGTAGTACTTGATAAGCTATATCTCCTACACTAATTATACTTCCTAAATCATCTAAGTCAAACGTCACAACAATAGCACCTATAGGTCCAGTAGCACTAAGTATAGTCCCTATACCAGCTGATGATCTTGCTTTAAAGTTTACTGATCCATCATTTTCTCTTAAAAATGTAAACCACTCTCCTTCTTTTTGTACAAAATAAGTAGACAGCATTGACCCTTGACTTAAGTCTGTAAACAAAGAAGTACATTCCCATTTATCATCAGACTCATAAGACATAGTCTTAAATAATTTAATAGTCATAGCAGCCTCATTAAACACAGAAGTTATTGTAGAGTTATACTGTACTCCATAATAGTTATTGCGCAATACATTTGTATTGTGTCTATATAATTGACCTCCCGCCCATGTATAAAAAAACCCATTCATACCTACCATGTAATCTGCTAAGTAAGAATAGAAGGATGGCCACCCCTGTACGTCAGGGCTATATGTTAATGTTGTTGGTGGATAATATTGTTTTGGCATATTTATTTATTTATTAGCATCCTACAAGTGCAGTTATAACTCCATTACTTGATACCGTCATTATTTTATGTGGACCTCCTGGGAATCTTGCAGGATAATCACCTGCAGGTAAAGGAGTTACACCGTTTATATCTTCAAACACCCAGTCATGAACCTGTAAATTGAATTGGCTTAATCCATCAGTTGTATGTGGAGATGCTGTATAAAAATTAGTAGTATAAGCTTGGCATATACCGCCTAAAACACCACGATTTTTTAAAGATAATTCAACAGGGCAATTTGCTTCAAAATTAAATTTTGTATCTCCACAAGGACCTTCTAACTGTATTTGTATTAATGATGGAGTTGCAAAAGGTTTTGGAACTACCATCATACAGAATCCAGGACCTGTCTCTATACTTAAAGGATTTGGTGGTGGAGAAAGAGGGTTCCCAGAAACAAGAGTTACGTCACCAGTAGCCTGATCACCAATAGGACCAATTAAATTATTAACTACCCCTACTGAGGTTTGAACAAAAGCTGACGTATTTGGATCCCAAGAAGATATAATACCATTAAATGCTACACCTCCTGACCCAGCTGCATTTGTTATTTGTATTCCCTGACCTACACTTGAGTTTCCACAGCCAAGTGGGCCACCACCCTGAACAGTTCCTATAAATCCTTGTAGATACCCGTTTATAGGAGAACTATATTCAGATGCACTAACACTATCATACGTCCATGTGCATCTATCGGGTACAATCCATGGGTCTAAACGAAGAATCACTGCTCCAGTTGTTGGACCTGCATCCATATCTATATTATATTGTCCTTGATCTAATGTTCCTGTAGCAAAAGAATCTGAGCAAGAAGCTACAGGAGTACAAACAGCATTACAAGCAGATAATGTAGAGTACTGACCTAAACCTGTACCTGGATCTACACAGTTTCCTCCAACACAATCCCAAGATTGAGGTGGATTACAATTAGCATTACAATCAGCTAATGTAAGGTACTGACCTAAACCTGTACCTGGATCCGAACAATTTCCAGTTGTAGGATCACAATCAAAAGAGTCAATTGGATCACAAGGAGTAATTGATCTAACTATACCAGGGACTCTCGTTCCAGTAAGTTGCACATCTGCAGCTGTAATCCCTGCTGGCCAATCTGGTCCCCAAACCTGACCAACATAATCTTCAGGTGGTAATGCACTGATAACTGCACCTGCAGGATTATATGTATCTTTATATTCTCTGGGACCAACTTGTACCGCCCAACTACGAATACCTAAACCATCTAATGCATCAAACTGAGTTTTATAAACACCAACAGCTACAGGAGTTACTCCGTTTTCATCTTCAAATACCCAGTCTCCTAATCCTAAAACTCCTTTTGGCTGACCTAAAGGAAGACCAGTAATTGGATCAAAATTAGGGCTGTCAGGGAAAATATCTCCAGACACATGATAAAAAGAATTAGGGTTAGCATTACCCCAAGCATCTACTGGAACATGATAAATAAATCTATTTAATGTATAAGCACAAACATCCGCAAGTGGTGTTTTTAATTGCCCAATTGAAGGCTCTTCTAAATCACCAAATTGAGTTGATGCTGGTAATTTTGTTAATGGAGATGGACATGTAACATCAATTCCCCACCATGTGCTGGAGCAAGGACCAACAATAGATACTGTTAATACATTAGAAGTTGTATTGGGTGGAGATGGTACTACCATTATACTATTACGTGTTTCATTTCCTGGAGCATACCACTGAGTATTTCCTCCTGGAGAAAATGATTGTAAGTTTGGAGCTAAAGGAAGGTTATCATTATAAGGACTTGATGGTACTCCTAACATATTAGATCCTCCGCAATTTTGTGTTGTTTTACTTGAGCAATTCCAATTTAATAATGTAGATTGAAATTCACCTGTATTATTACTTAATCCTGTCCATCCAATAGGATTTACTATACTTCCTAAAGCACCTGTAACACCAGTAACAGGAAAAGTATTAGATGATATATCATAATCAAAAATACCTCCATTTGACTGGAAAGTATTAGTTCCAAGATTTGCAGTTATTAATGGCCCTCCTTGCGGAGAAAGACATGGTGTAGGTGAGGCGTAAGTAAGTCCATCTGGAGCTCCAATAAGCCCTTTCATATAACCTCCTGTTAAAGAGCTGTATTCAGAAGCAGTAAGAGAACCATAAGTCCAGGTACACTGATCTGGAACAGGAAAATAAGTTGTTGGATTAACACCAGTATTAAAAGTAATAATAGCCGCTCCTGGAGTGGATCCCATACCAAATGAGATATTGTATTCACCAGTTCCTCCACCATTAAAAATAAAGGGATCACCACAAGGGATTACACATGAGTCACAAGGAACTGCACTTAATAAAACACCGTTTAAAATTTGTCTAATCATACCACCAAAAGCATACCACCCGTCAAGAGAAGGAGTTGTAAGAGTAGAATCACTAAAAAATGCAGTAGCTGAAAAGAAAGAAGTTCCGTTCCAATATACTTGAGTTTGATTATTACACGAAGGATTTGACATTTTATTTTATTTTATTTTATTATTTATTAAGGACATACTCCTGAACCTATTACTTCACCATTAACACCTATTTGAATCCAATTTTTAGGAACTGTAGCTGTTGAACCAGGAGTTACAACATAAAAACCATTAGCTAAATAATTACCATTATCACAATTACTTGAATCAAATACAATATCTCCTATTGTAGGTATTGATCCTGTTCCATTAAATCCTAATTGACCAAGATTTCCTGGACTATTAATATTTATACTACAGACTCCAGTTTGACCTTGCACTTGAGGACTAAAGTAAGCTGTTTCACATGGCAGTATACAGTCACAACACGCATCTTGTGCACTTGTAGAACAGTAACATACTGTTTGACTATTTTCAAAAACAAACTCCCAAACTAAATATACATATAGATTACCAAGTGGCATACTAAATGCTGTCTCAGTTGCTTGAAATATTCCAACTGATGGATTAGTATATACACCACCTCCCGCTACACTTGAAGCCGCTAACAATGCATTTATATCTGCATTACTATTAGTGTATAGGGTATTAGAAGATAATATTTTAAGCTTATGAATATTTGGATCAAAATTAAAATTATCAGGATTTATTTGTTCAGTTCTAAGTGTTACATCCCAACCATCATATGGAAAATTACCTACACCTCTAAACCCATTACTTATTAGATATTCAGAAGGTTGAGGTATAACTAATATTGAAGGAGATATTCCTGTAAAGGGACTAATATATGAACCATCAGTACAGCTATAATTAGTGTGTATAGTTTGGGTATCATAATTAGGTGAGTTAACCACTACCTGTATAATTGTTACAGGAATTTCAGGAGCACACTCTACTTCAATGTCATAAGTACTTGCTACTGAAGCTACAATCTCTACTTCTGCAATTGTTGGAGCGTTAGTTGTTTTTGCAAAACTAAAAGTTGAAGTTGATGCTGGTGTTAAAACTCCTGAACTATAAACCACTCCATTCCAAGTTACATTAATAGTAATACTACCTAAAGTTACAGTATAAGGAATATTAATATCTCCTATATTTAATCCTAAATCAACATCATAAGTAAGAGTTCCAGAATTACCTAATTGACTAATAGTAGTACCACAAGGAAGTTTAGATTTTGGTCTTGGAACTGATTCATTATTTATAGTTAATACATACTCATTCATGTAAGGGTCGTAAGCACCTAATTTTTGGCTTGTTAGGGTAGCGTTAAATCTATCTCTAAACCATGAGTTCATACCATAACGAGAAACAATTTCAATTTTATCATTACCTCTATCTGACCCTCTTAAATTAATAACGGATCCTCTTTTAGTATCTGTAAAAAATATTTGTTCTCCCCAAGCAGAAAAACTTTCAGGATTAAAACTAATACCAAATTCTTCTATTCTTGCAATTTGCGTTCCTAAAACTTCAGGCACAGAGGAAATAGCTCCTCCGCCAGTAGAATCAGTAATAACATTCTTTTTTGCTAATACATAAGATATTCTATCTTCTTGTAAAGTAAGTATATCAGTCTCTCTGGAATGTAATATTTGTATAGGTCCAAATGAAGTTTCTAAGTCTTTATAATTAACTAATCCTAAGTTAAATTCATTTAAATTATTAGAATTATTAGAATCACTATATACTCCGCTATATGTCATTCCAGCAAAACGATCTGCCTCTTTAAAATCTTGATTAGAAACAGCTAAAACTCTTTCTCCTAAACTAAATGTTTTTCCTGAAGGGCTATCATTAATTCTAAAACTTTCTACTCCATTCCCAAATGTAAAACAGTTTATAAAATCTAAGTTTGTAATTAAAGGAACTCCTAAATCTATATTTTGATTTTGCCCTCCATCATCAAAAGTATATGTATTAGGCCCTGGTACAAAAGTTCTATCAGCCATGTGGTTTCGAGTACCACCTGGAGTAGCAGATTTAATATCTAATAAATCTGAAGCATCATAAAATAAATTTGGATCAGCATCTAAAGGAACTGTCTCCCACACTAATAATGACCCACCTCTTGTTACTTCAATAAGAGTCTGACAGTGACCATTATAATATTCTGTCCATTCCCAACATCTTGCTATACCACAGGAGTTTACAAAATACATTCCTCCATTACCATCTTTTCTTACCTTACACACAGCTTTAAATTGAGTAGAAACACATCCACCACCAGCAAGAGCAGGATTAAATTCAATGTCCATCTCATAAGCTGTAGAAGAATTAGCTTTATTCATTTGGCTTTGTAAATCATCACCTACTGACCATGCATGAAAATCTGGGTAGTCAGTTGTTGACACAAAACTTTTGTCATATTTTAATTTTTTACTATCACAATTACCACCACCACCACCACGCCAGTTACTAATTTTTATCCTAATACTTGATCCAGCAGGAATATCATAAGGTACTTTAGGATTTACTGTTGATGATTCATCCACATTAAGAGAATAATTATTAATACATCCTTTTGTAAAATTTCCTTTATCATCAGCATCTTTATTTTTTGCTCCTCTAAAGTAATTTTGTTTAGTAGATTCAATAGTCCATCCTCCTGGCTTAAGTAACATGTATAATCCTTTTAAAGAATTTTTTGTAATACCTTGAGAACTAAAAGATTCAATTGCTAACACCGTAGTTTTCTCTTCATCTAAAACAGGCCCTGCTGTATCTACTTTTACTATAAGCTCATCACCTACTTTTACTAAATTCTGATTATTACCATCCAACTTAAACCATACTAAACTTGGGTCATTAGCATTTTCTACATTAGATGGATCTTTTCCAGAACCATCTTGAGGGTAAAATATATTAGAAAATATAGTAAAATAAGTACCCTCACTTGGTTTAACTACAAACTTATATTTTGTAGCCCAGTATGGAGGTTTATTATCAAGAGTTACTTTTATTTTATTTTTTAAAACAGATGTCTGAGGATCAAAAAATGTGGTATTCTCATTACTTACTAATACAGTAGACGCTCTACCCTGATCATCCATATAAACAATCCCTGTCTCATAATCTCTATTAGAGTGTAAACTACCTTGATCAGAGGTTAGAAAGTATCCAGCTGTACATCCGTAGGGTACAAAATTATAGTATATATATTCTGAAGTTGTTCCATCATAATATTGAGTAGCAGGAAGAGCAATACTAAATCCATCTGGAGTAGTTGCATCAGAAATATATGTAAACCCCTGTGGAGAACAAGAAGCTGTTCCTGCCCCTCCTGAAAATACTTGATAGTCAGCGCCTGACACCTCTAATAATGCTACAGCGTCATTTATAGCTCCAACAGGAGTTACTATGTTAACTATACTTAACTGCTGAGTTCCTGTAAGACCTATTACTTCTGCAGTAAACCCTGTTGTATTGTCTTTAACTATATCTCCTACAGCAATACCATTTGGTGGAAATTGAAGTGGATCAGTAAAATCTACACCAGCAGTATCATCTGTTAAAGTAGCAATTAAACATGTAATACTACTTGCTGGACCACAGGAAGTTGTTCCAGAACCCATAATAGTAGTATTACATGGCGCAGGAAATAGTGATGGAGTACATGCGTCTGCAGCGTCTCTACCACCATTAACTAATTCAAAAGCAGTTCCTGTAATTATTTCTGCTGCCTCTCCATAAAATTTATCTGATAATGTAGCTCCTGAATCAGAATTATTACAAGGATAAAGGTCTGACATTATTCCTTGATTTTGACCTATAGACCCTCCTATTCTATTTCTAAATTCTTGAGAAGCACACATAGCGGTAGCATCTGCATAAACTTGATCTGCAGTAAATGTCATGCTTATAGTAAATGGAGATTGCTGATTAAATCCACTTATTGTAGTAGTTGTAGCTATTTCAAATCTAAAATTAAACACTGTTCCTATTGGAATTCCACCTACAATATTAGCCGCTGAAAGATCCCATGTAAGTACAGAATCTTGTCCTGAAACTGAAGTACCTGATATAGTATAGGGTGAAGAAGAAACGATAGGATTAGTAGCTCCAGCATCACCTATTTTTTCTCCTGCAATATCTTCTGAAAAAGGTTGTGTATTATATTCTATCCTTATTTCATTTCCACCTGGAGCATCTTTAATATCATACCCATCTACATAATTACCATAAATCAATCTATTACCTTGAATAGTTTGAGCCTTAGCAATTCTTGGTACATTATCATATAATCTTAATAATTCATCTGACCCTAATGTCGTATATATTTCACTGTTATCAAATAGAATTGTGTGAAAGTCATTATTTGACCATCCTTCATCTACCTTGTTATATCTTTTAATTACATATATAACATTACTTGTTGTCTGCTTATAAAGTAAATCTACTTCTACTACCTGTTTCGGTCCTGTAGAAAAGGTAACATTACAGGCATTGTACCTATTAAACATACCAGCATTTAAATAGTTTTGAATACTAAATTGAAATGATTCGGGTTGAAATGCTGGAAGTGAAAATAAAGATATAGCACTATACCCACCATCCTCATATCTATATCTGTATGCAAAAGATAAAAATCTTGTTTTTATATAATTCTGTTCCCCTCCAACAGTAATTTGATTAGGGTATAAAGGGTTATCTTGATCTGGTGGTAGAATATCAAGTAATTCTACATGAGGTGTTCCTAAAGGAGCAACTTGTGTAAGAGGATCGTAATATTCATAACCTGGTGGTTTTACAATTACACTAATATCTTCTTCTACTAACAGATCTATATTTGCAAAAGGCTGTAAATATCCTGGTGGTGATTTTTGTACATTTATAACTCTTGGAGGATTTAAATCATCAGTAAAAAATAAAAGATTTTCTATTTTACTAACTCCTGTTATTAAAAACTCTTTATCAAAATTTAAAACAGATGTACTAATAACATGATATATTAAAGTAGAAGTGTTTGTATTATAAGAAACTATTAAATCTACTTTTCCCGTTACTACAGAGTTTGCATTAGAAGGATCATTTATAAACCAGTATAGAGTCTCATTAACCCCATCCTCATAAACTCCTATAGTCCTTGCTGCAGGACTTAAGGTGGATCCACCATACTGAACATCTGTAAGAAGAGTATTTCCCTTAGAGTTCTCTACAGCGCCTATTTCAGTACCCTCAGTAGATCCTAACCTAACATTTAAAGCGTCTACATATTCTCCTTGTGGAACTAACCTTTCGTCCACCGTTTTATTCATCTTCCCAGCTATGAAATCAGTACGTGATTGTGCCATATTATTTTATCAATTTATTCTGACCCCTCATATTCATTAGAAGCCTCCCTGGGTGTATATTACTTAATCTTATTTTAGCATTTCTTAATAAAGATGATTTATCTTTTCTTGCTCTATTGATAATATATTCTTGAGCTCCATGTCTACTATTTAAAATAGCGTATTTAATATATGCATATATAAAATCTTCAAACATTTTATTTACACTCACGTTTGAATCATCACCATTTTCCATTCCATCAGAAACATATTCTAATACCACATACTTACCTGACATTACTGATGTAAAATTAATTACACCTCCTTTTTTATTAATACTAAAAGTAGGATTTACATTTGCAGTTTCTGTATTTAATCCGAATCGTCCTTGCACATTATAATCAAAACACCAATTACCATCTACATTCCATCCCATCTGACCATTATAAGGACCACTACCTAAATACATGTTTTGTTGTTTACCAGCCAACCTTTCTATATCAAAGAAAGAATCATGAGGTTTAATAACATTTCCATCTATATCAAATAATACTTTACAGTCATGATCTTGCAAATAAGCTCCACTCCAATTGGTTTGAATATTTTCTGTTAAAGGAAATAACATTCCATCTCTCATTTCTGATATCCTTACCCAATTAACATAATCTGGTGGTAACACAAATCTTAACTGATCACAAACTTGTAATTCTAATATTTTTATTTCTTTCATTGCATCGTAATTCAATTCTTGAATTCCTCTCTTTGCATGAAATATAACTTGATAACGATTTATATTATTTATAATTTCATTATTACCTTGATACATTAACATAAAATTATTTACAATATTTTCTAATGTTACATATTGATAAGAACCCCAGTTAGCGTCTTCAGGAATAACTCCTCCGTTTTCATAGTATTGATAATCTGTAATATATGCCATAGTTAACTTGTTTCTTGTGTATCGTTACCTTCTTCAGTTGCCCCAAAATTATAAACATCAGCCTCTCTAATTTCTATTCCTACATACTGACAAATTTTTGCTATTAACGTAGGCTCATCAGAATCTGGTAATTCAAACTCTTGAAAGTCAGATTGTGTTGGATCAAATTGTGGCTCTCCTAATCCTAAATTTAAGTATGTCCATCTTGGAGAAAGTGGATACCTTACATATTGAGCTTGTATATCTCCAGCATTTAAAATTGTAGAAGGATATATAGTAACTATATTACCACCTAATACATATGCTGGATAAGTTTTAGTTGGTGCTGTTAACATAGAATTAGTTAACAAAAATATTTTATTTTGACTTACTCGTTCCACCTCCCTAATATTAGTGTTAGAATATATTATATAAGATTCTCCAATAACATTAAATATATTATCACTTAAAGTTATTTGAGTTGTACTTACAACTCCAGTAACATAAGCTTGTTTTAAGGTAGTTGTGTTTACTATTAACGATCCTATTTTAGGTGTTGGAGATGATGCTGGTATTGTATTCCATCCTACAGCATTAAAATCTACCAATGAATTAGCAAGTACAGTTGTTGCGGTTCCTGTAAATAAAGGGGTAGAATAATAAAATAATTTATTAATTAAATAAAAATCATTAGGTAAAGAGAAAGTATTAGAAATATTTTGAGCTAAAAAAACTTGAGTTGAAAACCCATCTATTACCTCAACTAACCCCTTGGTTATATTTGCATATCCTGTCCCTGAAGTTCTTCCATTTTCTCTATTAATCCAATTATTATATGAATAAAAGTAATCCTCAAACATATCCATTTGAGCTTGTTTAGCATAAAGGTTAAAGTCCTGAGGAGATATATATCCGTAGTTATTTTTATTCGCTATTGCTAATACAGTATTTCTTACTTCGTTTATTGATGCAGCCATATTATTTAAACATTTTTACAAAGATAATAAAAAAAAAGAGGCCCACTTTATTTGTAGACCTCTCTTTATTTACTGATATACTTAAACTAATTAAGCATTTACAATACTTGTTACAGCTTTAGGCAATGCAATAGAATACATTGGTCTTGTCCAACTTGTAACTAAAGCAGCTTCATGAGCAATAACAATAGCATTATAAACATTGTGAGCAACTTGTGCTGCAGTTGTTACTGTAGTAGCTGTTCCATCCATGTACTTGATTACAACTGTTGTTGCAGTTGCACTTGTTGTACCGATTGATTTTACTCCGCTAAGACTAATTAATGCATTAGTAATAGGAGCATTTGTAACTTTGATAAATTTTTCCATTTTATAAAAAGGTTTTAATGGGTTAATAAAGTGCAAATATAAACAAAAAAAAAGCACCCTTATTAGGATGCTCTTTCTGAGTTATAATTAGAAATTTTTATTTCTTTTTTTTCATTGTATTAGATAATAGCTTATATGTTTCTACACCATCATCTGTTTGGAAGTAAGAAGCAACAATATCTGTAGGGTCTTCTCCATAAGGTACTGTTAACATTTTACTTTTATTTTTTATCAAGTTAAAGTACACGTCTCTATTTTGATTTTTCATAATAAGATACCCTACTCCAAAAAATTGAACTACATCATCATACATTTGTAATGCAGGATCATTTAATACATCAATAAATTCTTCAGGATAATTTCTTGAGAAAACTAATATATCTCTTTTAAGTTCTGCTGTACTTAGTTTATCTGCTGCAGATCCTATAAGAACTCTTGATACCGTCTCCAGCATTTTGATATCTAAATCTCTTGCTAAAAGTTGAGCATCTAAAATTAATTCTTCAATCTCTAACTCTGCAGCTGCATCTTTTTTATTATCTATTTCTTCAAATATCATTCCATTTCCTGGATGATAAGATAAAAACTCTTGAAGAACTTGATTTGATCTATCTACATTTAAAAATCCATCTTCAAATACAACAGGCTCTAAAATAGCATTTCCATCTTGCTCATCTTCAAATGGGCTTTTCTGATTCCTTGCGTAACGAAGTGGTCTGTTGGTATTAGTGTCTTCATCAAAATAAAGTAATGAGGATCTTTTATTGTGGTTTGACGCTAACATAAAACATAATGGTGCTACGTCTCTTTTTAATCTGTACTGTCTTGAAACAGCGGTTGTTGCTTTTTTCATTTTATTATAATTTAATTAAATTTAAAAAAAGGGGAGGATTTCTCCTCCCCGAATTATTGTTATTTATTAATCTCTAAATAAGAAGAAGTTGTTTGCACCTAAAGTACATACAGCTCTTTCAGATAAGAAATTAACAGTCATTGCATCTAAAGAAGATGTTCTTGCTCCACCAGCTGAACCAGTGATCCAAGTTTTGTAACGTCTATCTTCAGTTTCAGAAGCTCTGTATCTTACATGTAAGAATGGTCTCTTAGCGTTCTTACCTAAGATTTGGTCATATACAGTAGTTGAACCAGCTGGAACCATAAGTCCGTTGATTGCACCTCCTGTTAAACCACCTCTCATTGTAGGATCATTTAAGTATTTCCAGTCAGACTTGTAGAAATCATAACCTCTACGGAATCCTGTGAAACCTAAGTTTAAAGCCATTTCTTCGTCATTGTCAAATAAACCATATGAAGTTCCACCTGCTCCGTAAGAGTTTTGTGCAGCTAACATATCATCAATATCGAATGAGAATTGTCTATTACAGAAAATAACATTTTCTTCAATAGCACCTTGCTTATCTAATCTTTGGATTACATTATCAAATCCTGCAAGAGCAACTGGGTTACCTCCATTCCAAACATTTCCTCTGTTGTTTACTACAAAGAATACTCCTTCAGAACCTTTATTACCCATTCCTCCTACAGCTCCTGGTAAAATTGCTGCTGCACCAGAACCTGCTGCTGCTGGAACTGCTTCAACCATTGCAGTCTCAAGATAGTCTTCAAAACGAAGTCTTGTTTCATGCTCAGATTTTAAGTACCATAAGTATCCTGAACCACCATTCTCAGTAGTTACCTCAACCCATCCAATTTGTGCCATGTCAGAACCACTTACTTCGTAAGTATCCTTAATGATAATTGGAGAATTTTCAAAGATAAAGTCTTGAGCTTCGATAGATCCAGCCATACCTTCAGTTCCTTTTTGGAATTCAGAACCATAAATAAATATAGTTGTTGTAGCTGCTGGCAACATAGCTTTACCTGCTGCCTCATAGAATGCTACTGAAACTGTAAATGGTGCTACTGATGTTACTGCTGTTACAATACCTTTATTACTTAATACAGATCCTGCAGTCTCATCAGAGATCATAACTGTTTGACCTACTCTAATAGCTGTAAATCCATTTGCTGGAGCACTTGATGCTGGAACTCCTGGGTTTACTTGTGCTCCTGGAATAGTAAATACATCATTAGCTGCTGCTACAGCTCCTGGAGCTGTACATGCTGTGTATTTAGTGTGTAACCTTCCTTGTTCAGCCCATTTGATAAGGTCTGAGTTTGAAGGCATTTCAGCACCTACCATTCTTAAGAATGATGCTACTGTTCTATTACCATATCTTTCAAATTCTTTTTCATATGTATCTGGAAGATACTGATTAAGAAAATCAAAGTTAGTAATGTAATTTGATGCTAAGGCTACTTGCTGACCACTTGGTTGCAAGTCAAAGCCTGGGGGGGTGATTACTGGCATTTTTTTTGTTTTTTAATTTATAATTTTTTTGCACTTCTAATTTTGAGTCCTTTACCACTGCTCGAATCGCCTACAGCTCTAATCTTCAATCCATCTTTACTGAAATTCTGAGGGGTGGGACGTACATCCATATTAATGTTTTTTGATTTTTTAGAAACATTATCAATAGTATCCGTCATCCCTTGATTAAAAAAGAATTCAGCAAATTTGTCAAGATTCATAGCTACTGACATAGCTCTATGATATCCCTGAGCGTCATTCATCAATCCTGATTCTTTATCCATGAACTTATCCACGAAATTATTCACATTAGATTGTTTACTTTTCAACTCATCTTTATCACCAGGTTTAAAGGTTATACTCTTATCTCCGATATTGAACTCAAAACCTTTGAACTCATCGTTAAAGACCTCATCAGTCTTATTTAAAAAGTAATCATACCTTTTCTTCTGTGCTTCTTTTGCAGTGTTAGATTCCTCTACATAACTTTTATAGCTATTAAAATCTTCTAATTGATCTCCAGATAATCCATTCCCGCTTGACTCAAGAGGAATGTTATATTTATCTTTCTGTTCGTTTAAAAACTTTTTAGCTTTTACAAGTTCTCTTTTCTTTGCTCTCTCAATTTTCTTAATATCACTTGGCTCATCTAAATCTTCATCATAACCAAACTTATCCTCCATTAAGTCTTTTATATCCTCACTATCTAAACCTTCTTCAGTTTGAGAATAATATTGAGACAACAATTTGTTGCTGTCCATTTCATCATAATTCTGTTGTAATTTAACAAAATCTTGAATACTACGACCAGTCTCTTTTTTATATTTAAAATAAGCAGATACATCTTCAGGTAATTCTTCATTTGATTCTTTCGTTTCAAACAACTGATCTACTGATTCAATATCTTTATCATACCTATTCTTAATATAAGAAAGAACGTCTGCATCATTTAACTCTGATACGGGAGTTTCTTCTACAGGTATATCTACCTTGTCTATTGAATCCTCATTACTTACTGGATCAAATTTTTCTTCATGCTCTTTAAGTAACTGTTCTTCAACCTCTACTTTGGATTTTTCAACCCCACTAACGTCCTTGACGATAAATTTTTCTTCTGTTTCCATTTTATTTAATTTAATTTTTACAAAGTTAATACTATTTTATTTATTTCTTTTAGCCTCTCTTTTTGCTTCTCTATATGCTTTCATGGCTACTCTTTTTTCTTTTCCTTTTTTCCAGCTACCAGCAGCAAACCTTGCAGCCCTACGTTTTGATCTAAATTCATAAACCTCTCCTGCAGCTAATGCTTGATTAAAACTTTGAGGTTTTGCTTTTTCATTTCCTTTAAAAGTTATAGTAGGGGCAGCATAATGTTTTTTATTATTTTTACCACCAGTATATGTTCCCATTTTTACAGTAGCGTTTCTACCTGAACTATTTCTTGTAAGGTTTCTTAAATGTTTTTTTCTTCTTCTTTTTATTGGATCTGTCATATTATCTTGGATCAAATTCAGATAAATCAAAACCATCTAAACTATCCTCATTAGATTCAAAATTTATAGGTGTTCCTCCTGTTTTTCTTTGTTGAATCATTTTAGATTGTTGAGTTCCAGCTTGACTTATACGTTCAGCTTTTGCATCTTCTCTTTTATTTTCTCTTACATCAACTTGTTGTTCTTCCATTCCTCTTAACTGCATATTCATATTAAACTCAACCTGCATTAATTGACGCTTAAGATCCGCCTCATTCTTTTGTTTTTCTATTTCAAAAGCTATCTCAGCCTGTTTAATTTGAATCTTAGTCTCCATTTCCTGTTGACTTTGCTGCATTGCAGCTTGAGCAGCCTGTTGTTGAAGTTGTTGTTGTTGCTGATTTTGCATAGCTTGAGCTTGTTGTTCTTGTTCTCTCTTCTCAGCAGCACTTTGCTTACGCTTAACCTTTAACAACTGGTTAGCCATTTTTAAATTATTTATAGTTCTAATATCAATAGCATCCTCCAAGTCAATCCCACCTTGCTGTAGGGCCATTTGAATATTAGTTTCTAATTGAGCTTTTTCTTCTTCATCTGGACTCATTTCTATAAATATACCAAAGTCATGTAAATAAAGATTTTTAATATCTTCTAATATTCCTAAATTATATTTACCTATTTGCATTGCAAACTCCTCTCTAAAATCAGCATACTCTAAAACATCAGCTGTTCTTATAGATAAGCATTCTGCTAAGGTTTTAGTTATATAAAGACTTGATTGTAAAATGTGTCGTGTTGCTACATTAGAATTTAAAGCCGCTAACTTCTGAACTCCAACTAAAGAATTTGGATCAGGAGTCGAAGCATCTCTTGCTTCATTAAGCCCAGTTACCTGTCTTATCATTCCTAAATAATGATTATAATTCCCTATAAGCATTTGCATTTTACTTTGACCACTATTAGAAGTAAGCTGAGTAATTGGTACTTTAGCATTATTATATTCTCCATCTTGAGTGTAACTTCTACCAATAACAGAACCTGTTTGAAAATATAATCGCAAAGCATCTTCAGGATTATATGCCTGACCAGTTCCTAAATCAATTTCATTTAATCCATCAGCATCTATAAACACTCCATCGGGAACTACTTTAGCTACAACTTGCTGTATCTTCAAATGACTTATTTGAATTAAATCAGCAAAAGGAATCATTCTTCTAACTAAAGATTCTAAATTTCCTTTATACATTCTTGGAGCACAAGCTACATAGTTAGGCATTGCATATTGGTTTGCAGAATTTGGTCTAACCATATTCTCCATCATCTTCCATTCTAACATAATGTTTGTTCCCATCACCATAACACCTTCATACCAAACATCAATTCTTTTTTCTACTCTTTCAAAATTCCCTTCATCCATCATTTCTTGAGGAGGATTAAACTCATCATCTTTTTCTACAGTTTTAAATGTACCTTCAGCCATTTGTTTTTTCTTGTAAACAAAACTGTTTGTGCTTTTATAATTAAAATATAAAAGAGTACAAGTATCTCTTGAAAACATGCTGTTATTATACATTGCCTGACTATTATAATAATCATACCAAGACTGGCTGTACTTAGATATTTCTTCCATCTGTTCAAGAGTAACAGTTGGATCAATTTTAACTACCTCTCCAATAGGAACAGTTTTTATTTCTCCCCAATAGAATGTATCTTTAAAATAAGGGTCTTCTGTGTAACTATAAACAACATTAGCAGGATCAACATACTCAACCTTAATACCATCCCCTTTCTGAAAACTATGTTTAGCTATACCTATACCTAAAGTAGTAATATCAAGGTCAATTCTTTTTCTTGTATCAGAATAATGATTTTCCCGAAACATTGTATCTATTGCTATTTCATTTGCTATTTCAATCCCTGGCTTATAATTGAGCTGCATATATAATTCCATTTCAGCATCACTTGTTGGTAGTGTCTTAGGATCAACCTGAAACACCTCCATCTGAAAGTCTTTTTCTATTTGTTTAAATAAGTCTTGAGCTACAACATTAGTTTGTACCATATCCTGAAACTCACTTCTCTTCTCAGCTGACATAGCGTCCATAGCAGTACAATTAACTTTAAATAATCTATCAGACATACCATTAACCACTATATCTACAAATTTAGGTATTATAGGTACTGGTGTCCAATCTAAATTTAAATAAGATAAATCACCATCTACAGCTAATTCATTTTTATACTTAGCTACTGATTGTTCTCCACGTGCATATAATCTTAATCTATGAAATTCTCCCCACTGATCATAAAACCTACATCCATTACCATCCTTTCTAAACCACTCATATTGTATTGCTTGACCTACTTTTAAACCAAATTCAATTTTAGCTTTTTCTTTGTCAGAAGCAAATTGATCAGGGAAAGCAGTAGACTGTATTTTTATTGTAACATCTTTCATGTAATTATATTGCTTGTATTGCTTGAATTATTATATCTTGCAAAGTTAATACTTATTTTTGATTTTTGTTTAGATGGTGTATATAAATGCTTCTGATTAGCCATGATAGCTAATCCAGAACTAATAGCGGCATCAAATTTAGTTCTATTACTTATATCAAACTTTGCCCAATCCTCTAAAGTTTTTCCAAAATACATTACTCCCATATCACCAGCCTCTCTGTAATCTCCATTAAAATCAATACCTATATGCTTCTCAATATATGATTCAATCGCAGAAGCATGTGATTGTTTAACGTCTTCAGATGTATTAGGAATACCTCCTAATTCTTTTTCTGTTTTAGATAATTTTGTATATACTTTATCTGGTCGGTTTAATGAATACCCCCTATAACCTCTATTCTTAAAGTGATATAATAATCTGGGCTTATTATTTTCACAAAGTATTGGCATTCCATAATAAACACATGCCATTAAAACTTCTTCAAAAAATATCTCCGCAGTTTGTGGTCTGGCAATATATTCTAAAAAAAAGTGATTACTTGGCGCTTGATCCATAGTAAATTTAGTCAATCCATGTAATGCTCCATTAGACCCCTTACCTACAACTACTCCAGAAATATCATAAGAGTCACATCCAAATGAACCAATATGTTCGTTCCCTGGTTTTTTATTACCTCTTTGCATTATAACTTTATTATCCATACCAGGAGGCGGAGTCCAACTCACTAAAAATCTACCATGCTTATTTGGAGACCATATTACTTTAGTATCTTTTATTCCGTTTTCCCAAGAAAAAGATCCTCTTGTAATGTGATGATCTATTATTAAAGAATCATTGTAATCTACCTGTTGATATATTTTTGTTAAGTTAAAGATAGATTGCTTACTTTCATCTCTAAACGCATGTGACTCAGTACGAGGGAATTGTCTATAAAATTCATTTAACGCATCTGGATCTTGAGATAAAGATGCAACTTCATTTTCCCAATAGTTAATAGCTCCTATAGTAATTAATTCCCCATCAATTCCCATTATGGGAACTTTTGGAGTTTTAAATACAGGCATTCCATACACATCTATATATCCCTCAAAGTTCCATTCCATAGGAACAAATAAGCAATACAATCCACTTTTTGTTTGACCATTTGCATTTCTTTTAGAAGGAAGAGAATCATCAAAAAGAGATTTAAAATTTCTCCCACCTTTATCTAAAGCATTTGATGTTGATCCCATCATACATTTACCAATAACTTTACTCCCTAATCGTAAACATGTTTTAGTTACACGCCAGTTATTAAGTATGTTATCTGGACGTTCCCATTTACCACTCTCATCATGTAAGAGTAATTGTAATTTTTCACCATCATAACTATTGTCTCCAGTATTTTTCCAGTCAATAGTTGTATCTAATCCCTCTAACTCATCATCTGTTAAATGAAACATATTCTTTTTAGTAATCTTAGACGCAGGAACTCTATATGCTAATTCAGTTTTAGGTTTATCCATACCATCCTGTATAGGTTTAAAAAAGAATGGATAATTATTAGATATAGGTACTACTTTATCTGTAAACATTTTTTTAGCATCTGCTCCACTTTTAGAAAGTATACCTATTCTTGAGTCTTTAGTAATAGTAGCTTGATTAACTCCCTCGCAAGAACTCATAAAAGAAAATCCTGAACGTCTTATTTTTAAATAACACATACCAAAACTTCTTTTATCAGCTTTGCATGCCTCCCAAAATAAATAGAAAATTCTATTAGCTTCTCTGAAGTCGGGATTTCCGACATCAATCTTAGTCCACTGAAGGTACATGTAATGAGTTCCTGTTATATAAGTGGGAACCCCATTATTCATAAACCAATAACCCTGTTCTCGTTTATCAAACTCTGATTCTATATAGTCAACCCACTTATCCTTAAATATATCAGGAGTATCATGCCACTGAAATATAGATTTTATCCTATTTAATTCCTTTGGTATTGGAGTAGAGTGCCAGTATTGTTCTTCTTTTTTATTATCTCTTTTATATACATCTTTAGGGGGTTTTGGTAATGCAATCTTTAGCCCATTAATATCTATAACAGATCCAATCTGACCTGTCTTTGATATAACAACCACATCATACTTTTCATTATACCCATATAACCAAGTCCTACCCCTGTTCTTATTAACTATAACAGAGTTTGTAATGAGCTTATTTACTTTAGTATATAATTTATTTTGATCTTGACTCTGCAAATCCTTTTGGGGTATTAGTTTTTTTATCAGCTACCTTTCCATCTAACAACGCTTTTTCTTCTTCAATTCTTTTAAGTATCTCAAAAGCATCAAAGATAGCTAACTTCTTAGTAGCTGCAGCATTCTTTAATTTATCAGCAGCTAAAGGATCTTCTGCATCAACCTTTATAATTTCAGCCTTAGCAACCTTTACAAGTTGCTTAACTGCTTTTTCTCCAGCCTCTATTATACTTATCTTAATCTCTCTTATGTCCATCTTCATTTCTTTCTGTTAATTGCTCTAATGCTTTATCATATCCTGGCATTAATTTTAATAATTCTAAACAGCCAACAACAAGCTCTCTTGTTTTTTGCTCTTCAATAATTAACATTTTTAAATTTTCTGTTACCTGATCGTTCTTAGATTTTAATAGTCCGATGTTTTTTTGCACTCCCATGATTTAATTTTTAAATTTATAAAATATTACATATACCTGTCTTCCTTCTTTCCAAGACTTATTAGGATACTTACTATGAAAGTAATTAGCAGGATAAGATATTATTCTGTTTTGCTTATATCCAGAAACAGAAACTAATCTCCACATATCTAATTCCTCTGAATCTTTTCTTAGAGTTCTATCATATTCTTCATCCGTTATATGAGAAGGTAAACTATCACCATACACCTCATGTTCCCAAAACGCTGTACCATGAAGCTCCTCCCTTTCTCTTGGAGACATATAAATAACCGCTGCTCTATCTGGCTTTTCTCCTTTTATATTTAAATCCGAATGTATACGCCAAGTGTTGTCTAACTCATCTGTAGACACTCTAAAGAAGCTTAATATCTTTTCTAATGACTTACCTTCCATTAGCCCTAACTTCCTTAAAACGTAGTTATCGAATGACTCTGGAGATTCCTGTACGTAAAAGTCTTTTTCTCCTACAGTATGTTTTAAAAAATCTCCTTTATTTAAATAATCAGTAGCAATTTTAAATAAATCTTTATCTATAAAATTATCTAAAGTATATATCATAATACCATAGTTATATTATTAGTAAACATTCTATATAGTTTTTCATCATCCACAGTAAATGGATATTCACTTTCTGGAGTAAATGATATTTGATCTCCAACGCTTACTCCTAAATCTAATAGTTCTTGATTAATATATTTTACCGTACCAAACAATGGCTCCTCTTTACAATTTTTAAATAGATAAGAATCTTTAGTAGACATTGGTTTTATAAAACAATATTTACCCCAAGCCTTCCAATTATCATCTTGCTTATATAAAAAGAATTGATCAGGGTCTACTAAGAATAAATTGTCTTTTAGAAAACTACGTCCACTTTTTCGCCTACCCTTTACGTCATTATAAAACTTAAATACATTATGGTGAACTAATAAAGTGTCTCCTTTTTTTATAGGTCCATTATAATTTATAGGTAAGGATATAACTGTAGCTAATCTATTAGATGCAATATGGTCTTCTTCAGAAACACTTGTAATAAATTCAGTATTACCTATTTCTTTTGTATTGTCATACCTCTTATTATTTAAGGGGGTAACAATAAAGTTATATGGAGACCTCATTAAAAGTTTATATTAAACTCTAACGATATTGGTAGTGTAGTTAAAAATTCTTTCCATACATAAATAACATCACCTTTTTGAATCCATATTTTATATGAACTCTCTACATGCTGAATAAGATGTATTTTATGTGACCCCCCTAAGACGTCTTGCCCTACAATATAGTGCATTGCGCCTGACTTATAGTCTGCGCCAATTGATATTTTTCTAATGTCCATTTCATTTAATTTAATTTATTTTTATTTATGTTGCAAAAGGTACAATATGCATAGAAACATAACCTTGTATACTTACAGTCGCATTATCCCCCCTTACAGTAAAAACAAGATTTTGTGTTTGTGTTAAACTTATATTTAAAGCCCCTCCTCCTGGAGCAGTAAAGTCTGCACAAAATTTACCATCTACCGCTGATACCGTAGCTGTACCTACTCCAGCTGCAACTTCTGCGTTACATAAATCAAGTTTATATAAGTCAAAAGTAAGGGAAAGTTCGTTATTTGCAACACCTGTAATATGAGCAGAGCATACTTTACTTCCCTCTGCGCCAGCTGCACATGAACCTTCGCTTGTATAATCATTTGAAAAAACTGTACCACCTATTAATTCTATATCAGTCCAATTACTTGGAGCATTTGGAGATCCAATTGAGACAAGAGTATCCGCTCTAAGTGAATTAAATCCATTTTGCAGAACATTACCAAAAGAATGAAATCCAAAGGATTGATTAAAATTTGTATTAACAGCAGAAAAAGTAAATCTTTCTATATATCCTCCTGCTCCTCCTGCTCCTCCTGCTGGTGTTGCCCATGTACCATCTGCCCTTAAGAAAGTTGTTGTTTGTGAAGATGCTATTGAAGATGGAACATATCCTACAAAATTAGATCCACTAAATACATTGCTTTGAAGACTCAATACAGTACCAGCAATTAAAGCATTCAATGGAGTAGTATTATTATTTCCTAAAGTCTGAGTTACGGACTGAATACCCGAACCTACAGGGGTTACCCAACTACCATCTGCTCTTAAGAATGTTGTGCTTTGATCTGAAGCTGATGAATCTGGAACATATCCTACAAGATTAAATCCACCAAATACATTTGAATTCAAAGTTAATGTAGCCCCACTTATACTACCTGATACAGGTGATGTTAGTCCAGAAGTTGTAGTTAAAGATAAAGTAGTTACACCTGCACCTGCACCAATTACTTGCCATGTACCATCACCCCTTAAAAAAGTAGTAGCAGTTCCGCCAAGTGGAACAAAACCTATAGAACCACCTCCAGCATACGTTTTAGGAGTAATTACAACCGCTCCTGTTGTTGCATTAAGTGCTAATGGAGATGAATTTACTGAGGGTATTGCTGTTGTTAAATTTAATGATGTTACACCACCAGCTCCAGGTTGCCATGTACCATCACCCCTTAGGAATGTTGTATTATTTCCTCCTGTAGGAACCATACCTATATTTGAACCACCATTATATCTTAATAAGGTAATTGTAGATGCGGATCCAGCTGTATTATTAATTGTACAACCCTCAACAATTGCAGTTGTGTTAAGTAATGAAGTATTTGCAATTAAAGAAGTTGTACCAGTATTTTTGAATGTTAATTGTGACGAACTATTTCTTGTAATTGTTAGGCCTGGTGCTGTTGCTGTTAAGCTAATATCTTGAACTCCCGCATTGCTATCTAATAAACTTAGAGAAGTTGTTCCATTTGGCACGTCATAAGTATAAGTAGTATCTACCAAACCTGGAGTAACCCATGAAAGAACACCTCCTAAAATTCCTAAAACCTGACCGTTTGCTCCTATAGATCCTCCCGTATCTTGTATGCTTGCAGGGATAACTTTTGGTACAGTTAAAGTTGAAGTTCCTGTTAAAATTATACTTTGAGCAGAGGTATTACCCATTGATAGAGTATTATCTAAATTACAGCAAGCTATATTCACCCAAGATAATCCAGTTGCTGTTGAGCTTAATATTTGACCTGATCCTCCAGGAGATAAAGATGTATCTAATATAGTACCAGCAGTAAGAGAACCTGTTATATTTATAAGTGCATTAGTTCCTGTAGCGGTATTACCCGCATCTAATACTTGTTGTAATGTGTTTGTACTTGATGCTGGTGTAATCCATGAAACTCCAGATCCTGTTGATGATAACACCTGCCCAGCTGTTCCAATAGTAGTACCGTCAGAAACTGTTGATGATAATATTATTGGTCCACTAAATGTATTCTGTCCTCCCCAAGAATTTGTTCCTAATGAAGTTATACTATTGTTAGCCGTAAATGATGTTGTACTTGTTCCTGTGAATATTATTCCAATATTATTAGCGGTATTTCCTCCAAGTAAAGTAGACTGTAAAGGGCAGCAAGATGCTAATGGTATAGAACTTGACCACTCTAATCCTGTGCCTGTAGATACTAACCATTGCCCTACTGTACCTGTTGATCCCCCAGCACTTATTTGACCTGTAGTGTTAAAAATTAAGTCTGTAGAATTAATATTTACATTACCTGTGAATGTACTAACTCCTGCATTTGTTAAAGTTCCAGCAGAGTTTATAGCTACTCCACTACCTACTCCATTTGCTGTAAATATACCACTGTTTAATATTATGTTTTGTGAAGATGTATTCCCTACTGTTAGCGTTTGATCTAAGCTTTGATTAGTAGCCCCAGCCGCAGCAATCCACTGTAATCCTGCACCAGTAGAACTTAAAACCTGCCCTGCCGTACCCACTCCATTATTAGCTCCTATAGTAGTAGGCTGAACCATACCTGTAACTATTATGTTACCCGTAAGGTTAATATCTTCTACTGCGGTATTACCAGTAGTTAAAACTGATTGTAAATCTTGAGCAACTCCTCCAGCCCCTGTTAAACTACTTACTAAAAATGTAACGGTTGCGTTATCATTACTAACATCAGTTGCAATTAGTAAGTCATTTGATGCAGGAAGTACCGTAGGATATACGGTGGTATTTTCTATTTTTGCCATTACTTAGTTTTTTACAAAGATAATAAAAATAAATTTACTATACTCCTTTTATTGATAGTCGACATCCAGTAATAACAGTTGTGATCCCCGTTCCTGTTGAAGCTCTACCTTCTATCCAAAATTGTACCCTAAATTTAGAACTTTCTTGTTCTATATCTTCTAAAACAGTGCTTGAACCACTTCCCGCATATATATACCCATATGATGAGCTGGCTTGACCAACTCCTCTATCATAATTATAAACCTCTGTTCCTTGTATATCGTCCCACCTTTCTCCTGCATCATTTAGTTTCTGAACAACAGCTGCGGCTAATATTCTATTAGGACTTGAACTTGCAATACTTGCAAAATTTAAATTAATTTCTATAGTTTGTGTATTGTCAACTGTAATTTCATTTCCATTTGAATTAGATGACATATTTGCAGCAACAATACTATTTCCTGGTAATAATAATGTTGTTCTTGATAACACAGAACCTCCAGAACCAATTGATTGCGCTGATGTAGGATAAAAAGATCCTTTATCTCCTGACGGACCTGTTGCGTTTAGTGTAACTGCACCAGATGTTCCTCCGCCACTCAATCCTGATCCCGCAATAACATTAGTAATAGTACCTACATTAGAAGTCTTATTATTAAAAAGTTGCCAATCAGCACTTGTTAAGTAACCATTAGCTGATGAAGTTGCAGCTGGCATTGAAATTACTGGAGTTGTTCCTCCTGATGATACAACAGGAGATGTACCCGTTACTGCTGTAACTGTTCCTGTATTTGTAGTATAACCAGCACCGTTACTTAACTGATTATTATTAGTTATATAATTAGCATTAGTTGCTCCTGTAAATCCAAGGTTTCCAAGTGTTAGAGTTCTTGTTGTTGCAGATGTAGCTACACCATTTGTAAAGTTTAAAGTTGCAAATACAGTAGAAGTGTTAAGAGTATTATTTTGATTAATACCTATAGTTGTGTTTCCGCTTGAAGTTACATAACCAGCTCCATTGGTTATTTGATTGTTATTAGTAGGAATTGTAGCGCTTGAGAATGCTAAAGTTCCTAAAGCTAATCCGCCAACCTGTATATCTGGCACTTCAATATCATCCTTAAATACTATTGCCATTATTTAAATTTATTTATGCTGCTTTAATTATACTATATGCTAATGTATTTGCCGTTACTGACGCTGCTACCGTAATTGTTATTGCATTTACAGATTGTCTTATTACCCTTGCATAAACAGTATCGTAATTACCACTATTTAAGTACACCTCTACCTGAACCGCTCTTGTTCCAAAATTATGAGTAATTGGAAAGGAAGTTCCAGCTCCAAGAATTCCGTTTTTAGTTGTAGCAGTTGAGATACATGATTCAACCTCAGTACAAAAGTTCTGAACCTGTGATGCTGCTATATCTATTGCTTGATTTGATGCTAATGTTATTAACCCTTCAGCATCTACAGTGAATTTTCCAACTGATGAAGCTGATCCGTAAACACCAGCAGTTACGCCTGAAGTTCCTAATTGAACCCATCCATTAGCCGATACAGTAAAGTTTGCAGAGTCAAATCCAGCAACACCTTTTTCAGTACCTCCATCTGTCGATCCTGCACCTGCAATGTTTGCGTCTTGAATTACTACTGTATAATTAGCAATAGCTGGAGAAGAATTCGCTGCAATATTATTATTAGCAAATATTAAATCACCAACTTCAAGTGTTCCTAATACTGCATTAGTACCGTCTACTGATACAACAAAGTAATCACCTGTTGTAAGAGCCACATTACTACTTCCAGTTAATGCTGGAGAGTTAGTAGTTGCATTATATGCTCCTTGGAATACACCAACACCTGCAACTAAAGCTTGAACTTGTGATAAATTAACTGAATCACTACCAGCAGTACCAGCTCCAAGCCCTGTAAATTTATTTCCATCCATTGAAATATTACCATCAGCAGTTCCCCAATCATTTATTGGGATATTACCTGATAATATTTTTCTATTATTACCTCCATCAACTACAGTTAAAAAATCAGAAGCTTGAGTCCATGTTGATGTTGTAACTAATTCGTTTAAGTCTAAGTTAACTGTTACAGTATCTGTATTACTAACCACTGTGTCTATTCCTACAGAACCCAGTAAACTTACCGTTTGTCCGTTACCTACAGTCTGAGAAGTACCAGTATCACCAGTTAATGTAAAACTTGACATTGTCCCTGGAGCAGAACCTGCAGTTATAGAAGTTATGTGACCAGTACTATTAGTTGTAACTGAAGATGGATAAGCGAATGTTGCTGCTGTACCAAATGCATCATGATTAAGAGTTACAGTTCGAGTACCAGCTATAGTTCCTGATATTGCTGTTCCACCAACAACATCAACTACCTCACCATTACTAACTGTTTGATCAGCACCACTTGTTGAACCAATTTTCCATGATGTCATTGTTCCTCCACCACTTGAAGAGGCTGCTGTAACTCTACCAAAAGTATCTACTGTAATATTTGCTGAAGTATAAGCTCCTGCTGTTACTCCTGAAGCTGTTAAGTCAAGCTTTATTGTGTCAGCTACTGCTGCACTTATAGATATTGTACTATTTGGACTTGATAACGTAACAGTATCCCCTTGAGTAACAGTATAAGAAGCAGATCCATCCGAGATAGAAAAACTCATTGCTGCTGGGATAGTTGCCCAACTGTTATCACCTCTTAAGAAAGTTGTTGAATTTGGAGTTCCAGTAGCACTTAATGTAGACGTTAATACTGCATTAGATGAACCATTAGTAACTGTATTGGTAACAAATGTAGAGGTACCTCCACCAACAGAGGTAACTGTACCACCAGAACCTTCCCCATCTAACTCAATCCAAGCATTAGTTACATCATCGTAGTACTTTATAGTACCCGCAGTTGAATCATATACTATTTGTCCTCCACCAAGATTTGTTGCAGGAGTACCTGCTGAGTTTTGTAGTCTTACTTTGGTTATTTGTAGTCCTGTTAGGTCTAAATTGTCTAAAAACTTAATTGCCATTATCTTTTTTTGTTAGTTACAAAATGCTTCTCCAGAAAAAGGAGATGCAAATGTTATTGTTAAATTATTTTTATCTATATATTCTACGTTGCCAAAAACTGTTTCATCAAAGGAATTTACTACTGTAACAGAACAAAATTTATTTAAATTATGCTGTACCGTCCATACTGCAGAAGGTATTGCTTGATCAAAAACGAAATTTTTATCTGTATCATTAGCTGGATTCCATTGCAGCAAAGATATGAAATATTGTTTACCCGCTATAAGGTCACCTTGACCTTGTATTTTAGTTAAACTTACGTCAGTAAAATTAGGTTCTGCTGCATTTTGAACAGCATTAGCCCAAGTATAAACTCCAAATTGAGTGATATCCTCTGTATTAGTTAAAAAAACACGTGAATCAATTAATTTAGTATAAAAAGAAGATATGTCTGGAGATAATGGCTGAGATAGATACTTTAGAGAATAATTACTAAGAAGAATCTCTAAATCAGAATTTAACGATATTGTTTTACCTGGAGGTGCTGGTAGTTGTGGCTTAAAAGATATTGTTCCTTTTTCCCTTACAAGATCAGGCCCTACTCCAGATAAATTTAAAAATTGAAACTTATACCTTAAAGTTTGAGAATCAACAGATGAAGTTTCATTTAAAAAATCAATGACTTCTTTAACAGAGAAATTTTTAGTAGCATTGGTTCCTTCTTTAGTTCCAATCCACTTATCTCCAGTTTTTATATCTGCAGCTATAGGGTATGTTTGAATTCTCATTAAGTTTTACTTACTCTCTATTACTTCAGCTTCTTCTTCTTTTTCTTTTACCTCTCCAGTCTCTAAGTTAATTACAGAGTTATCACCATACTTTTCCATTAAAGATTTTTCGCAAATTTGAAATTCACTTTTTATTCCTTCTACTCTTAAGCAAATACCATGCTTCTGTAATTCTAAATCCCCTAAATTGGTTTTTAATTTAGAAAATTCATTATTTAATTCTTGTAATTGTGCTAACTCTTGTTCTTCGATCTTTTTCATTTTAATAGATTTTATTAATAATTAATTTTTTACAAAGATAATAAAAAGATTGGAATATGTTTTATTTATTTTGCTTACTACTACCTCCAAAGAAAAAGTCTATAATTGTATTGACCTTAGCGGACATAGCCCCAAATACAGTAGATATAAATCCTATCTCATATTCAGATAAAATAACTTCGTGGAGAACGAAATACTTAAACATAGTGTAGGTAAGTGCAAAGTATCCTAAGGTAAAAAGTGCTGCTAATATTTTTTGAATAATAGCATCGTCCTTATATAATGACCTTGCATCCTTTCGGTCTTCTACTTCTTTATTGAAAGCCTCTCTTTCGGCATCCAACATAATTTTTTTTATAGCAAGCTTCGCTCTATCTCTCTCCTCATCTGTAGTAATAATCTCATCTAATATTCCTTCAGCATGCTCAACAACCTTACCAAACAAACCTCCTAATATATTTTTTATCATCGTCTTGATTTTTTACCTACACACCCCCACCTCTTACGAGATAAGTTATTAGGTGTGTTAGGATCATTTCTTTTACCTATAGGTAATCCCATTTTTATTCCATAGCTTCTTGCACAATAAGCATCTCCTTTTGACGTTCCTGGTTTAACTCTCGGACCACCTCCTTTAGCTTTTCCTGCCTGACCATAACTAATCCTCTTACCTGTTGAGGTAATTTTTACTTTAGCCTTTCCCTTTCTTGGAGTTGCCATTACTTATTTTTCTTTGGAGTATGATTATAACCTTTTTTCTTTAAAGCTAAATGGTCTTTCATAGTTTTAGCAACTTTCTTTATTCCACTCTTGCTATACATATTATGCACCTTAAATTTCTTAGCCATTATTTTTTATTTTTAGGTAAAGACTTAATCTTTCCGTTTTCTGTTTTTGCGTATCTATGAGTAGAAGTTTCTTTACTTGCTATTAATATACCACAGTATTTTCCCTTACCATACTCCCAACATACTTTTTTTCCTGTTCTTCCTTTCGTTGCCATATTAATATAACCAAATTGCGTCAGACTTATCAGGATCGTTGTCTACATGTATGAATGATTTTGCAATCCCCAATCTTGTATAACCGACATTAATTAAAGCTCTAACTATTATTGATCTGTGTTTTGAATTAGTGCAGTGTATATCCGCTGCATATCCTTTTAAATGAGAAGATCTAACTGGATCCTTACCTAAACCCTTATAGATATCATTATTCTTAGCTTCAGTACGAAACCCACTATTAATTTTAAAAGGAATCTGTGCTTCTTCACGAGCACAATCTAACATCTCTAAGAAATCATCATCCATATATTTACCTGAGCCTGGCTTATCAGAGGAATCAAATTCCTGTAAGGTAAAATATTTCATGATTACTTTGTTTTCTTAATAAACTTATAAAGTGTAAATCCTATTGCGAGTGTAAGTGAAATAAATTGAAGCATTTCATTACACTGTACTAATGTTAATCCTAACGCTCCTCCATTGGCAGCGATTACTTCTACTGTATCTTTCAATTCTTTAGTCATTTTTTATTTGGTAGAAGTAGAAATATATATTATCTCTTCAATTAATGTGCTTGTTTGTATCCAATTCATATTACCACATTGCTATAATATCAGTAGCGGTAGTATTATCATCTACCCTAACTACCTGTATTGGCAAGAAAGATCCGTCTGCAATATTTTTGTAGGTTACCGCCTCATTAGCTGGTGTTGCTGCTGTTGAAGTGTTTCCATTTTGTTGTGCCATCTGAACTCTAACATTACCTGTTGTACCAACAAATAGAGTACATCCAATTGTAGGTTTAGTATAAATACTATATGAATCAGTAGCACCTCCTGCAGTAGATCCAGATAAAGTAATCTGAGTGTTACTATCCACAGATACAACATGGTATGCCTTTCCTGCTGTAGTGTTATATACAATAGCCCCTGTGCTTATACCTGCAGATAAAAACTCAGTACCTACATCTGTTAATGTATTTGCAACATTAAATGCAGCTGCACCTACTGTAGCTCCTGTAGCCGTATCTAATACAACAACTGTGTTAGGATCAGGTATACGAACATCATCTGATGTTATTACTGCTAAAGCTTCTCTGGTTTGTAATTTTTGATATGCCATTTTTTTATTTATTTTTGTAAGGGAACATTCTATTAAGATTATCTTTTCTTGCACCACAACCGCATCCCTTACTTCCTGTTGCTTCTACTACTGTGTCTACTACTTTTTTTACTCCTGTAGCTCTGGTAAATTTTTCTATAGTATCTCCTAAGCCTTTTGATTTTGGTTCTATTCGAGTTCTTTTCATAATTACTTTTTACAAGTACAGGTTTTGTAAGGGCATTTATCTGTATCAAACATTAATATATTCAATAACGAGTTCCATTTACATTTAATTTCTTTAATCATATTATTTTGTTTTACATCCAAAGTTCTTAGCATAGTTTGCCATTTCTACTACTGACTTAGAATAATTACTTGTATTTTTCATTACAGCAGAAGCACCACTACACGCATCTTTAAATCCGTTATTCATTGCCCACTTAGTAAACTTACCTTCGTTAGCTTTTTTAATCTGTGGAAATTTCTTTTTAGTTCTACCAGCCATTATCTTTTAGTTCTTCCTTTTCTATTACCTGTTTGAATTTTATTCTTAACTCCTTTCTTAATCCAATTAGCTGCATTTTGCATAGCTTTCTTTGGTTTTAATTTTTTAAGTTTATTTACAGCTCCTCTTCCAAGTAAACCTGCGGCTGAAGTAGCAGTTGCACCACCCAATAATTGTACAGCGGGAACTAAAGCTCCAGCAGAAGCTAAAGCTCCAGTAGTCAATACTGCTTTAGCAGCAACCCCTAAACCCTTTATATTATCTTTTAAATTTTTCTTTTTGTTATAAGAGCCAGTTTTCTTTCCTTTCTTATTAAAAGTTTTAACAACTGTACCTGTTTTATCTCCAGGTCTTGTTACTACTTTTTTCTTAGAACCATCCTTTCTATATTTAACAACTTTAGATGCAACCGTTTTTTTACCTTTATAAGTCTTTACTTTCTTAGTAGTACCATCTCTACGAACTCTTGTCTTAGTGGTAGTTCCGTCTGCATTTTTTACAGCGGTTACTCTGTTTTTTCTTTTAACTACAGTTTTCTTTACTTTATCTGGCATAATTTATTTTTTAATATTTTGACAAAGATAATAATATTTATTTACTACTTTTGGTATTGCAAAGATACAAATTAAATTTAATGGCTAATATAATACGTAAGAATTATGATAGAGTTCAACCCTCTCATGATTACATGAAGTACTGGAGGGTGATAAGGTATTGGGCTAAAGCCAAATACAAAGTCGGAACTCCCGCTATAGACATGTTATTCTTTCTATACAGCGAACAAATATTCAATAAAACAAAGTTTAAAGAGTTTGAAGAGTGTATGTCTTGGGATGAGTCCAGGTTTCATGAGCTCCTTAAAGAAGGATGGATACATGTTTGGAGAAAGAGACAGGGTAATGAAACAACTCTATATGAGTTATCATATAAGGGTAAGCGACTTATAAATACTATATACAAGAAACTTAACGGAGAGGAGATTGGTGAGACACCAAGGGCAAATCCTTTATTTAGACATGATGCCTCTTATATGGATAAGGTTTATAGAAATATGATTATAGAGATGAATGAATTTATAAAACAACAACGACATCTCTCTCCTGAATAATGGTGTAAGGATTTTCTTCAATTAACATATTATGACCAGCTCCTGCATCATAGTAAATTATATCTCCAGTAGTAATAACACTCACATCAGTACCTTCCTTAATTACTTCTCCTTTTTTATACCTAAACTCTGAAGCATCTTGAGCAGACAATAAAAGACCAGACTCAGTTCTAAGCTCTTCTTTAATCATTTTAATTACAATGTACTTACCTATTGGTTTCATATTCTTTTATTTTTCTTAATAATCTTTGGTTTCCACTCTCCTTTAAAGTAAATAAACTTTTTAAAAACTTAAGCATCGGTATGAATTCTTGCATGAGTAATAATAGCGTTCGTAGTAAGTATTGTGGTTGCAACGCTGATTGCGTTAGATAGGGCTTGTATTGTAACCTTAGCAGGATCAATAACACCCATCTCAAACATATCCCCAAATTCACCAGTAACCACATTATAACCTTCATTTTCTTTTAATGCTTTAGTATATATTTTAGTAACATCTAATCCTGCATTTTTTAATATCTGTGCTATAGGTGCTTCTAAAGTTTCCTTTAATATTCTATCACATGCACTATCTCCCTTAAACTCTTTAGCTAAAGTAGATAATAACAACCCACCTCCCGCTACAATTCCTTCCTGTAGTGCGGAACGCACTGCACAGACAGAGTCATCGACTCTGTCGAATTTTTCTTTTTGCTCAATGTCTGATGTAGCACCTACTTGAATACAGCCTATACCTCCAATTAAGGACGCTATACGCTCATTCACAAACTCACGCTCATGTTTTGCTGTTAAAGTTGTTTGCTGCACTCTAAGCTCTTCTACACGATCCTCTATTTCCTTAGTAATCTCACCATCCTTAATAATAATGGTAGAGTCTTTACCTACTATAACTTTATCAGCTATACCTAAGTCCTCCATTCTGATTAAAGATAAGTCATCTCCTGTTTGTTCTGAAAAATATTTAGCTCCTACAGAGAATGCGATGTCTTGCATTAGCTCGTGAGCCTTGTATCCAAAGGATGGTACCATAATATTACAGAACTTTAACCCATTACGCTGCACATTTGCAGCTAAAGTATTAATAACATTAGTAGAACAGTTACCTATGATCAGTAATTTGTCACCAGAATTAATAATTGGTTTAAGTATATTCTCAATTTGCAGGATATTAGTAATCTCAGTATCGCATAAGAGAACCTTAACCCCTTCCAAAATACACTCGTCTTTTCTTTGGTCATTAATGAACATTGTAGAAGTATACCCTCTATCAACCTTTATACCATTAGTGACCTCAGCATATGTCTTATCAGTTTGAGATCTCTCTACAGTAACTATACCATCTCTACCAACCTCTTTGTATGCCTTAGCAATGATATCGCCAATCTCCTTGTCGTTATTTGCAGAGATAGTTGCAATATCTACAAGCATTTCGTCAGTTACCTCTCTTGACTCTTTTTTAATTCTTTCTAATAGCTTATCCCCTGCAGCTCTAATCTCTCTAACAACCTGGATAGTATTATCCTTTTTACTAATATACTTCTGACCAGCCTTTACTAATGCCTCAGTCAAAACAATTGCTGTAGTGGTTCCATCACCTGCGGTGTTAGCCGTCTTCTCCGAAGCTTGCTTCATCATCCTAACCGCTAAGTTCTCTACAGGATCAATAAGGAATATACTCTTAGCTACAGTAACACCATCTTTAGTTACTGTTAATCCTTGAGTATGTTCTGTAGATTCAATAAGCACTGTCTGCCCTTGTGGCCCAAGAGTACTCTTAACTGCATTAGATATTTTGGAGATTCCCGATATTAGTTTTTCACGAGCAGACTCATCGAAGTGAAGGTCCTTAGGTACGTATCCCTGTTCTTGCATTGTAATAGAATTTAAATTGATTTAATTTGCTGCAAAGATAATAAAATAAAATAAAGTAAAGAATTATATTTAAAATATAATATGACAATATGATAAAAAAAAGTTTTCTATTTATATATATATATATACACTACTCTTCTTTATACTTTTCTTTATAGAATAACTACTTTATTCTTGTCATCTTGTCATAAATAAATATAAAAGAATAGAAACCAATTAGTTAGGCTATGACGAGTTTGTTTTTAAGCTATCATGAGTATGACAGGTTCTTGTCATGGATATAAAAAAAAGGGGGTGAACATCAAATCAATGCATCCAACCCCTTCTCAACAGTCAACAAATAAATTATTTAGTAATCGTATTTATCGAAACGATCCATTTTTTTTCTCATCTCAGCACGCTCAATACCGTCCGCTATACAATCAATCTTGTATTGTTTTTTCATTTGCTTTCTATAACGAGAAGCCTGTGCTATACCAGTCTCACCGTCCTCACGTTCATTCATTAGTCTACCGTCCTTTACATATAAGCCGTCTACATTGTCAGAGCCTATAAATGGGTTTGTCATTTTTTTCATATTAATATCCTTTTGTTGTTTTTACTTTCTTTTTAGTTTTCTTTTTCATAGTGTTTATTTTAGCAAAGATAAAAAATTTTTTTAGACGTCTCGGGGTTGAGGGTTATTATATGTCATACGCACAGCACCCCCTCTCAGGAAACGAATATTTTTTTCAAAAGTTTTCTGGAAAAGCTAAATTTTCATTGATTTAAATCCGTCTTTTTGTCTCAGCCCCATGCACACTGCCAGTCTCAGCCCCATGCACACCCCTACTGTTCCCTCGTTACACGCATTACTTACTCCTTAATGACTCCTTAATGACTACGGATTCCCCAATACTCCCCACATTATAAACTTAAAGAGAATTAATAGAGACAAAGAGATGTCTCTTAGTACCCCATCGACACCCCAAACACATAAACATATCACCAATTTACCAGGTAAATTAAGATATCTTATGTATGCTGATTATCAATCACTTACAGTATCTTGAGTATATGGAACAACAA